TCTTCTGCAACTGAGGCTTGCTGTACTTGGTTGCCAGCGCCTGTATTTCCTGAATGCCGGGGATAGCCATTTCTTCTTACCTCGTCATGTTGTACAGCGCAAGATCTGTCAGACCGCCGTTGGCAAAGTAGCCAGACTGTCTGCCACCAGCGTACATAGCAGCCAAGCCACCTAACTGCGCAGCAGCAGAAGGCGGCGCACGGTAAATACTTTCTGTAGAAGACATCGGCATACCGCGCAACATCGACTGAGCAAATTGCAGTTGCTCATACGGATGACGTCTCTGCGCCAAAAAGTCTTCGTAATCCTGCGTTAACTTTCTCTGCTTCTGGGCTTGACGTTCAGCACCAGCCGTTGCCTGCATACCAACAACGTCTTTAGCTTGGCCAAATTTAGTCTGCGCCAAAGACCCTAGAGTTCCAGCGCCCTGCAACGCTGTCTGCAATCCACGCAAACCAAGATCAGCACCAAACTGTCGAGATTGCTCTGACAGTTGCTGCGCTTCTAAATTCTTAGCCTGATTAGCCAAAGCCGCTGCTAATCCAGTTTGCTGGTTAGCTAGCGCCGCTTGCAGTTGAGCTTGAATGTTGGCCTGCTGCATGGCCAGATTGCGTTGCTCATCCGTTTGGAACTGCTGCGCTGCTTGCTCAAAGGCCGCTTGTGAACCGCGCGCTTGAATGTCACCCATCTGCTGCGCTAAGTTGCGCTGGGCTTCTGCTTCCATAATTGCCTGACGCGAACCACCAAATGCGCCTGCCCGCACCGCTTCAGCACCACGTTGAGTACGCGCAATATCGCCTTGTCTTTGAGCTTCACGCTTCTGGATGTCCACCACATTCTGCATGTAAGGAGACATGTAAGAACTAGACACACCAGGATCTGTAAACCGTCCAGTGGTTGCACGCTCTGCCGCCGCACGCTCTGCCGCTACGCGCTCTTCTTGGAAACGAGCTGGATCATATTTAAGATTTAACGCACGATTTGCGGCAGAAGTCGCAATTCCGCTTGCAGTGCCAATTTCAGGCGCCACTCGCATATTTGCCGCAGCCTGTTGGGCTTGCAGCTGCATAGGGTCAAACCCTGCGATGCGGTTGTACTGATATGGCTGATACTGCTGACTTGCCAAAGCGCCAGTACGCTTCATCATCTCACTAGCAAATGGCTGAAACTCAGGTCCGTAGGTCTGAGAAATCTGCGTCATTGAAGTAGGCTGACTTGGAGAATCCTTATACAGCCGAATCTTGCCGCCTTCTTTTTTAAATGCGCCAAGATCGCCGGGTATGCACCCTGCTTCCAACATACCAAATGAAATGCGGCTCATAGAGTTTCTCCCACCACCGAATATTTTTCCTTACCGCCCAACCGCGACCATAGCCGCGCCACAGATTTCCTGACGTTACCTTCCATCACAGTCGCGCCATTCATCCTCATGTAATCCCTTAATTGATCCCAGTTGTTTTGGTTGATTATGTTATTGCCACCAACCGCTACAATAAATCCAACTCTTGCATTAGGGCGGTTGTAAAAACAAACCACAACCACCCCATGTATTGCATGACTATCATCTACGAACACTAACGCCTGCCACGTTCCATCTATTAGCCGAAGCTTGTACTGATCTGTCGTGTACTCGCTTCCAGCTATTTCAGACACCTTTTTAATAAATGGCTCAATAGTTGGCCACATTAAATTTACATGTTCAATCTTTACGTACTGAACTTTCATGCAGGTAGATATTTCTCCGCTTTAGTATTCGCTGCTACCCGGCTTTTGCCCGTCGTCTTGCGGCGTGCTTTCTGTACTCGATCCATCATGGCGTACAGCTTCCGCGCACCAGCATCTGTAGAACCATTACCAAGCTCAGACACGATACGGGCTGGAATTACAAACTCACCATCAGCAAGACGAGCAGGCTGACGCTCGCCAATGACAGCAGGGATAGAATCAGATACTCCATCTCCCGGTCCTTTCAGTAGTCTGCCGCCGTCAGAATAACCACCAAGATCAGATAAGCCGCCAGCAGCAAGCCCATACTGCGACGGATCATATTTTGGCGCACCTTCTATTGATGCTCTGCCGTTGTCGCCGTATGTAATTGCCGGAACAAAAGGCTTGGTCAGATTCTTAAAGTATTCTTCAGAACCTGTTAACTCTTTTTCAAGTTCTTGCGGAGTTAAACGATTCTGGCGGGCGTAATATTCCAAGCCCGGCAGGTCAGGCTGGCGACCTAACTTGCGCTCATAGATGTCAGCAATTTGTTCTGGCGTAGCAAGATTGGCCTGACGTTCTCTTTCTGCACGAATTGGTGCAGCTGCTGCATACTCGGAAGATCCTGTAAAAATTTTATTTAAGTCAGCTTCTGAGAAAGGTTTTGCTGTGTACGCTGCAAGACCTGATTCATCAATATCCCGCCCAAAGTATTTTTGGTACATCGGGTTGAGGGTTTCTTTAGTCTGCTGCACTGCCTTTGTGCCAAGCGTTGGCGCTTTAGGAGCAGCTTGACCGCCATACGTGCCGGTGCTTGGATTGTAGTAATTGGGATCAAAGAAGCCTGATGCACCGCCACCCGCGCCACCTGTACCACCTGCACCATCCTGATTTTTATCACGAACCATGAAATAGCCGGAGCCTCCCATAGAGCCAGGTACGTAGTAATAATCATCTTTCTTTGGGTCATACTCACTATAAAAATCGTCGCCGGTGTAGCGTGTGTATCCACCGTCAGCAAAACGCTCCGCACCCGTGTACGGATCTACATTTGCATCCCCTTGAGGGCGGATGATGTTCTCTGAGATTGGGCGCTCTGCTGGTGAGGCGTAAGTCGAAGACATCTGATTAGCCATCGGGTAGCCCGTGTTTGCGCCAATCGTATTTAGACGTGACATCTCTTCCACAGTGCCGCCGTTTGCCAGCGCCATCAGTCCACCGCTAGCGGCATAACGTTCGCCTGTCGGCACATATCTTGCGCCTGGGAAATAGTCACGCTCGGCAGAACTCATAGCAGGAACACCTACCGGAGTACGGTCGTAGACATACCGATACTTCTCCATGCCTTTGCCTTTTTCTTCTTCGGGCATACGGTAATCGTCTCCGCCTGACATGGACGCAGCAACCGCTGCAATAGGTAGGTAGTTTTCTTTTGCAAAATCAAACAAGCGATCCGGCGAAGAAAATGTTTCTTTAAAGCCTCTGCCAGCTTCCGCCATGTTTTTTGTAAACTCACTGGGTTCAGAAAGCTTAATATCTTTAAGTTTTTGAACTGGTGCAGGCGTGAAACTAATTTCTGGGGTCGCAGCTACACTTTGATTTGCCAAATTAGTAGGAGCAAACTTTGCAGCCTGTTCGGCAACATTAATTGGCGGCACGGGCGGTGTTGCAAATCCACCTCGAGTTGCAGCTGCCAAGCCGACGGGCATATTGCCAGCAGGCGCCCCCATAGCCGCCTGCATCTGTGCTGTAGTAGCGCCAGCCAACGGATTAAATCCACCATCACCAACGCCTTTCAAAGCACCACCCAACTGTGCGCCACCATAAGCGCCAAGACCAGCCATGATGCCTTTGCTCAGACTGCCACTTGTAAGGGTGCCGACCGCTCCAGAAATAAGGCCAGCAGATGCCGCACTGGACAAGCTACCAATTTTAATTCCCATACCTGCTGGGCCAAGAGCAAATCCTAGAACAGTAGGTAGCAACTTGCTAAGAATCCCTGCCTCTGGAAGCCCAGTATCAGGGTTACTTGTCAGGCTACCGCCGTGCGCCATAGCCAGAGATTGCAAGCCGTTGACCTCGCCCGGCGTCATGTGGACAAGGAGGGAGTCGTTTCCTCTACCTGCCTGCTGTAGATGGTTGGCTAAAGTGTGGAGGCTCATTGCTACCTCATCCTAGAAAATTTGTCAAAGTTTAACACTTCGGTGCGATGGATCATAGGGCAAATCCCTATCCCACACGCCAATCTGTACCGTCAAAAAATACGGGGACATTGGATGAACCGCCCCCAGCAACAACTGTATTGAACGTTGTAACTGATGAGTCTGTAACAAAAGCCCTAGCCCCAACACTTACTGCCGCAGCCACTGGCAATGTTGCAACTGTGTAAACACTGCCTAAATTAAACTGCCCAACAAAGTTATCTAGCTGCGAAAAATATAGACGCAAAACATTGTTAAGCTGGTCTATATACTGGCGACTGTACTCGGTAGGAGCAAGCGGCAAAGCTGGCGCTCTGGTTCTACTTAAAGTAGTAGATTCTGTGGTGACTATTTGCGTAGTCATAAATCAACGCCTACCATCAGGTCTGACATCAATTCTGGGAACACCTAGCTGCCACTGAGTTCCAAGGGTGTTGGAGCTGACTTTGAACGCCATCTGTCGCCCGCGCACCCGTGTGTACACAATCTCCGTAAACTCCTGAACCGTGTAGTACTTCTGATTCGCGTACGACTGATCTGACGCAACTGTCGGCGTTGCACTACTGCCATAAGCTGCACCAGGGTTTTGCCTCGGACGCACGGTAAACGTAACCTCTGGTTTATTCGGCGCTGGCGTTGTCGAACCATCAAATGTGATGTCAGGGATGATGCGCCACACAAAACCAAAGTTATGACCATCACCAATATCGAAGTCTGAAGACTGTACATACGCCTCAATCGGGAAAATCTCACCAGACAGCTCTACGTTGTCAGCGCCGTTCTCATGGAACACAACTGACCTGTTATACGTAGCGGCCATAGGATATCCGCGCAACGGAGAATCCAACCACGCGCTACGCTCCAGTGTGCCGTAGTACCAGACCTTATCCAGATAGTTGTAGATGACGTATCTGTCAATCACCGTTGAATTGGCCGAACAGTAGAACCACCAGATCTCGTTGTACGCTTCATTACTACCAGCAAAGAACTGATAGCTTTGATCCGTGTTGATGTCATTAAATACATACTGACGCAACGAAGATGGCAATGTTTCCACTCGTCCGGTGTATGAGTAGAACTTATCTGTCCCCATCCAATACACAACATTGTTTGCCGCAGCTATAGCGTTCGGGCTAATGATGGAAATATTGTGGGACAGGATGTTAAAGCTCCACACAAACGGAGCGCCAACATACTGCATAGACCAGACAGAACTGTCCGTAATAACCAGAATCTCTTGCCGCGTCTGTACCGCAGTCACAATGTATGACCCAGCACTTAGCTGGAAACTGCCCGCCTGATTGGTAATTGCCGGCGCCCACAGCGCATAGTTCTCTTGATCCGACCAGCGCACCAGCATCGGATTCTGATCTGTTGACCCGTAATCATTACAACCAAACGAAATTAAAAAGCGAGATGAATCAGACACCATGATCATCTTGGAAACTACTGGGCAGCTACTGTCCGTTTCATACAAGCCCGGACTTTCTGGCGATAAAAGCTTGGCATGAGTTGTCAGAGAAATTAGATCATCACTGATGTTGTACTCTGGTATCCACATGTATAAGGCGCTATCTCTGGGGTTAATAATTAAGTAATCCCCATAGTTGGCAGCGCTCCAAAGCCTTAACTGTGTGCCAGCAGATGTGTCTGCCGACTCACCCCAGCCGTTAAACGTATCAGCGTTATAAACAGTTGAGTTGTCATTGTGAGACGCCGCTGTCGTACCATTCGTGCCGCGAGTGCAGCCGGTGAATTGAGTGCTAGTCTTACCCGTGTAGGTAATCAGTTCCTGATTAATCAACAAAGTACCAGCGGTCGAGAATCCTGTAGTTGCATCTACCGTAATTGTGGTGACGCTGGCATTAATTCCACCATTTAAGTAATCTACAGTTGCATTAGTGCTGAATCCGCCCCATCGCCCAGCGCTCCATCCGGTAGATGATGTATAAGTTGCTAGGCCAATGTTAAGCTCATACTCAGCAATAACCGTCCCGCCACCTGTTGCGCTAGAAGATGCTGGAGAATCTGTGTCAATCGTATAGGTGTTGGAGTCTACGTAAGTGATGATGTAATCACCGTTGATAGTCAGCCCGCCTACCGCACTAGCGCCTGAGAAGAAAACCGTATCGCCATTAATAGCGCCGTGGTTAGTATCCGTGACAGTAACGATGTCTGAGCCGCTGACAGTGGTAAACGGATCTGTTAAACGCTGCTGAAGCGGATACAACTGATACGTTACATTCCCGCCACCCGTGGCAGTGCTGTTTGCCGTTGAGGTAACAGTCACCACAAACGCATTTGCATTCGTAACCGACGCTACCAGATGCCGCGTGTTTAGCTCTGCCGCTGGAATGCCATCAACAGCACTGGAATTCTCAAAGTAAACGACATCGCCAGTCACTAAGTTGTGATTGGTAATGCTAACCACCACGTTGGCCGACGTGTTTGTCGTAGTAAAGATATTGCTGCTAGTTCCAGTTGTAGCAAACACACGAAACGGCGTGACATCGTTGTAGAAGCCGCCGCTCTCGATGTAGTACTTAGTATTCGTGCCGACACCCAACAGGTTGTAACCTTTGTTGGTTACCCAGTTGATCATCTGTCTGGCTACGCCTTCGTACGTCTGATTAGTAATCGGCGTCCAGCCACCGATCTTCTCAGGATAACCAGAACGGAAGCGAACCTTGTCGCACTCAAACCAACCACCTTCGTTGGCGAGCGTCGTACCTTCTCGGTTTACACCTGCACGAAACTGAAGTT